CACTTTGACTTTAAAGTTATAGATTTTTTTGCTTTCAGCAAGATATTCTGTAAATGGTTTCATGTTAGTATTTATGCTTTTCCGCTTAATTTCTTAATGAGTTCGTTGCGATCGGTGATCACATAACCCTGTCCGTTGATCACATCATTTGGGTCTTCGTTATTATCTTTATCAATCTTGTATTTTTTAAGCTGTAGATCTATGGCTTTGAGCTTTTTATCAATCTTTGCTGCTTTTGCTGTAATAGCATTGCCCATCATAGAGCTTGCTACTTCAAATATGCGGCCGCTGTAACGAACTTCAACATTCATGCCTAGATCCATTAGATCGTCGTAGGCCTTTTCTGCTTTACTAGCAAGATTGTCTAACTCATTATCGTTTAGATCATTTAATTCAACTATCTGCGGTAAACTCTTGGTTATTTGATTCACAGCTTCGATGCTGTCATCTAGTGTTTTTACTTCTGTGGCTTTTTCTACTAATTCTTCATTAATAGACTTGGGCACAACATTTATCTGTTTGTCGTCTAAATTAAATAATTCTTCAAGTTTCTTGGTCATAGCAATACTTATCAGCGTTTTGAACCTTGATGGAAAATATGTTCCTCGTTGACTACACGAAACTTTATGCCTTGCTGCTTACACCATTTAGTGGCAGCTTCCCATTTGGCTAAATTCTTCACATACTGTTGTTGATTATAAACACTCTTTCCAACATTGGCCAACAGCGTTTGACTGGCTGGTTTTACTTCAACCACTTCTGCATGCTTTGCTCCGTTCTTGTCAACGTAGGTAATAAAAAAATCAGGAACATATATGGTATATTTTCCTGTCAACGGGTCTCTGTAAGGTATTTGTATACTTTCGCTAGCCCATTTTTCTACACCTTGATGTTCATCTAACATTCGCATAAAAACAAATTCCCAACTTGATCTTGCCAATGGTGTTTTGGTCCCAACATACTTGCTAGGATTTTTCATTTCGAATCTTCCTTGAGCAAATTTGGCCATTATGGTAAAATGTTTCTAGTTTGATTTATCTTAATAACATTTAGGGCTCTGAATCCTAATGAAGATGTGTTGGGACGATATTTGTTGAGAATCTGTGCAACTACTGCACTAAGTTGTGTACCGTTGAGTTCTTTCAAGGTGTCTAGTATTTCAAAAACAGCAACGCCATCTATTTTGGCCTGACGCAGTATGGTCATTGCTGTGGTCATGGCAGCTTCCTCTTCAAAGCCTCTGCCGGTAAAAAAACTTATGCTGGCAGCAACTTCATTGGCTCCAAATTCCAAAGGTCGTTGGCCGTAGGTATCAAAAAATAATTTTGTACTTGCAGCACTGTCTGTTTTTGTCACTGCTGGTAAATTAATTGTGCTCATGGAAATTCCGCAGGACTTTCATTGGTACTGCCCGATGACAGTGGGAATGTGTTATTGGCTGCTTGCGTCTGCAAAACTTTTCTAGTGGCAGTAGTGGCCGCTATAGATCCCAATGCTGCACCTATTTTAGGAAAACTAGCTCCTACAATTCCACCAACGGTGTTGGCCGCAGTTAAAATATTTGCAGGATTTCTCAATTCTCCAATAACTCCATCCACTGTAGGGAATTGACCTCCATTGTTCTTATAGGTATTGATTTGAGAAATTGCTGTACTTATGAATCCGCCTGGATTTTTCAATATGTTCTTTTTGGTCACATCACCGAATACAGATTCGATACCACCTAACACATCACCAATTGGCCCGAGCACATTACCCAGTCCCAATGAACCACCTAACACATTAGGACTTTGCACAACATCGTAAGATAGGCTGGCAAAACCATCAGGCTGTCCATAGGCCACGCTGCCTGAAAGATACTTTACACCTTCGTACTCAATGGTCATTGTGTTATCAAGTGCCTCGCTTGCAGAGTAATCTACATTCCCATGAGACCAAGATTTAATTCTTGGTGCCAACAGTTCATATCCGTTAAATCTATGTCTGCTTAGAGTATATAAAGATATTTTTCTAAAAAAGTTTGTTGGAGTCGCAAATCCCATTCCATATGCCCCGGAATAATTCAGCAGACTCATAGGATGATTACCTTGATCGTTTCCACCGTCATAGGCATAATGTGCGTAGTAGGCCGAATACATAGAATGCATTAGACCAGCATTGTCGTCGTGAAATGTTAGACTAATAGGTTCGTAATTTATTTTCTTATAAACCTGCTTGGTACGATTGTACACATTCTTATTGGCCATGTCAAAATTAAATTTAGGCAAATCAGTAGATTTGATTAATAGACTGACTTCTCTTTCTGCTCCTGAAAACACAGCATAGTAAAGAAATTTTGTTCTAGGGGCTAGTCTATAGTTGTTGTCAACAAATATTCGTGTGGCATGTTGAAAATTACCAACTACTCCCTTGGGTCCTCTGAGAGCACTATTTAAAAATCTTGTAAACTTATTGGCCATATAATTATTTAGTCATAAAAAAAAGCTCGAATTATTCGAGCTTTTTTGTGTTACGGTATTAATTAAATACCTGAACTACCTACTGATAGAGCACTAGAGGCTGATCTAGCTGCACCGGCTGTGCCTATGCCAACAACGCCAAGTGAATCTGGAGTCTGCATTGCATTGTCATACACAATGGTAAGCGCCACTGTAGCTGCCTCGTTGCCTGTGTAATTCAATTCACCGTAGTCTGTATTTTGCAAGAAACATCCATAACATTCCCAGGTTTCTAAAATGCCTGGAGCAGCAGCACCGTTGCCTCCGTCTAGTATTTCAATACGTGTGGTAAACTTATAGTCAATACCAGAGCGAGCACTGGCCTGCTCATGAAAATCAAACTGTTTCTGAATCTGTTGACCAACTAATTTAGTAACACTACTGCTGGCATCATCTCTGAGATTCAGCGTAATATTTTCCCAGGAGTATCTTCCTGCCAGTTTGATCTTGGAATTGTAAATAGGTATTTCTATTTCTTCAAATGCTATTTTGGGTCGAGTAACGTCCATGACCTGTTTGGTAAGTTCTGTACTAGACGATGTGCCAAAACCCAGTAAAGTAACACGAAAGCGATACTTTAGTTTCGGCATCAACATACCGGTATTTGAACCAGGACCAGATGGGTTAATCGAGTAGTTTGTTAATGATGTAATTGCCATTGTCTTATGCTCCGATATTGTATTTATTCATTAAATCTCACCTGTGTTCTTGAGACGCAATGGTATGTAAATAAATTCAACGGCCTTGGTCGGCTCAATGGCAACATCTACATATAATTCATTGCGATCAATTCTACTTGGTGTGTTATTGGTTTCGTCGCATACCACTGCAAAGTCATAGATAGCTCTTAGACCCACTAGTTCCAGCAACAGACTTTCCACAGCTTGTTTGATTTCATCACGAGTGATTTGATCATTTGGCTCAAAGATATATGGGCGAGCTAGTTTTGTCAACTGACTGCGTAGATATACCACAAGGCGTGCCACGTTGATTCTATCTAGAGAACTGGCATTTCTTGCACGAGTCTTTTGACCATAAGCTACCAATCCTGTACCTACAAAGAACGGAATTGGATTGACTTTGAGATCATACAGGGTGTCTCGTTGACCGTTGTTTAGAGCAACGCTTTGGAATTCACCTGTCAACGAATCAATGTATCCCACTGCTGTGGCATTGGTAATACCACCACGACGTGTGCCTGCTGGAGCAAACCAAGGAAAGCTCACTTGGTCGCTTAGAGCAATAGTTCTTAGCATCATGTGACTGGCTGGAACTACAGCATTGGCGCCTGTAAGGTCAGTGGTAAATCCATTTGGATAGTAAACCGCTGCATATTCGTCATAGGTAACAATACCATTATCTCCGTTGTCCAGTGCTAGATTAGCATTGGTACCCCAGGTTGTTAGGCTTGTTGCATCACTCTTTAGACGCAGTGGTGTATCACCAACCACAAAAGCTGTGACCTTGCGATCCAGATTCAAGTTGATTAGATTGCTAAGTGCTTCTGGATATCCAGGGCAAGCAATTAGGTTGAAGTTTCTGCGTTCTTCGTCACGTGCTTCTTCGCTGGTGTCAATAGCACTCTTCAATGCAGCAACCACTGCTGATCGCTGTGCCTTGCGGCCAAAGCTGCCTGAACCATCTTCATTGTTAGGGCTGGCTGTGGTCCAACGATCTGGCCAGTATGCTTCCATACTTGGTGATCCGGATTGTCTTTCGTTGTCTGCTGTAGTATCAATATAACCATCGTTGTATTTCTTGACGTTTCCACCGCTTCTACGTAGGTTCCACAGCAACATGCCTTTGGGATATAGATCTGGATCCGGTGCATCTGGATCTAAAAAGTTGTTGGTCAACAAGTCTTTGATTGATCCAGTAGGCGCAGCCGTAGCCGAGCCTCCAGTTGTACCTGCACGAGCATCTGCAAATAAAATACCTTCTTCTGTGGTTTGATCAGTCTTGTCAACCAGAACCCATTTTAGTGCAAGTTTTGTGCCTGCGTCAGGATTGAATTTGTATATGCTTGGGAAATTTTCTAGATCTGCTGTGCTGATCCAAATATCACCGCTGACCAGCGCAGTGCCGTCAGTTTGTGTTTCAGGCATTGTTGCGGATACAAGTGGACCTTCTGGATCAGTGCCAGTGTATCCTGTGAAGTTTTGATAGCCCACCCAGGTTGTGCCATTGTGAATCATTAGATCTACATCGCCAAAGGCAGGATTGTACCATAGTTGTCCGTCTGCTGGTTCTTCTAATGGAGCATCTGGAGTAGCAGCAAACACATCACTAACTAATGGAAGCCACAAGGAAGCCAAATAACCTTCTTGTGCTCCTGTGGCCAAGCCACTTGACAATGCGTAGAAATTACTGGTGCCAGCACCTGTTGCTAGGTTGTAGGCTGTAAACAGTGTACTAACAGCAGTACCTGTGACATCAGTTAGTCTGAAATCGCCACCTGTCTTGTGTGTGATCACCAATTCGTTGCTGGTATTAACACTGGCCACTACGTTGTTTGTGATAGCATCGCCAGCTGAATCAGTGTAACTAGCAGCGTTAATTAATCCTGCGATTGTAAACGCATCGTCTGCTGTGCCTGCTGCTGTGAATGTAAATGAAGCTGCTGTGCTCAGTGCAGTATCGCCAACAATCGACTGTTTGATTGTGAAGGTTCTTGCTATTGCGCTCAGTGTGCCTGTAGTAATAATTTTAGATCTGATTGCAGTTTCACCACTAGCTGCTCTTTTAAATATTCTAAAAGTGGTAGTAGCCAGTGTTTGATCTGGGGCATCAAAACCGTTCACTGCTCCAGTGGTAGCGGAATATGATCCTGCATGTTCTCTGGCATTTGTTTGAACAAATAATGCATCCTTAGGAAGATTTGCACCACCACCGGATTTATCAAGAAAGTACAAAGCAGAGTGCGGAGTTGCATACAAAGGTGCTTCATTGGCCATCCAAGAACCAGTGCTTTCATTGTAGCGTTTTACTCTCCAACGTGAGCCGTTGTTTGGTTCGGTGGTTTTCAACCATACAGAACCTGTAGGACGAGCATTTACAGTAGATCCAAAATCTGATCTTTTAAACAACGGCACACTGGTGTGTGGCTGTTGGGCCAATGCCGGGCACATGTATGTGCCAGCAGCAATGTTTAATAGGCCAGCACCAGTTCCCAGTGCAGTTCCACTGATCACAATACTGCCAGTACCACCTGCAGTTGCTGTGGAGTCGCCGCCTGTAGCAGTGGAAGTACCGTCACTGAATAGATACAATCTGCTGTTTTTGACCACAGCAGTGATACCGCTGCCGTTCATTAGAGTATTGATGCTGGAAAGACAGGAAGCAAGACTAACACCTACTGCGATACTTACATCATTGATGACCAATGTGCCTGATAATGTACCAGTCACTGCTGCTGAACTGAATGCTGTAGGATGACTGGCAGCCCATTCAGGGCTACCAACTAGTACCCATGTACCGGCTGTGATACCAGCGGTGGCATTGCCTGCACTTTTGTAGTATATTCTTACCAGTTCATCTTCAGCTAAAAATGTTCCGTCGCCTGCTGCTGTCTGAAACACCACAGCGTAGTCACCAATGGTACCTACTGATGTTTTAGGAGCATTGCTGTTGATATTATCTAGATCAGCATCTGTGAGTACCAAAGGAGTTTTAGCAGTAAATTTTTGACCGCTGTCGGCTAATGCTAAACCGTTCCATTCGTTGATACCCCAAGTGGTGGTTTGTGTGTCTACCCACCACTTGCCATCAGCTGGATCCGCTCCCGGTGCATCTGTTTGACCTTCTAGTTCATTTAGGTTGATGTCTGCACGTAGGATGAATGCAGAATTTGAAACGCCCAACAAGCTGTAAGCAGCTAGTAGACCGTATTCGTTTCTTTCGCCACCGTGTATAGGACTAGCCGATACTGTCTTTTCAAAGAACGGTGAACCAA